AGCGCCGGCATCCAGTATTGATTGAGGATCTGTTTGTAGGTCTGCCCGGTGGAGGGCTTGAGATCGGACTGGTCTAGGTAGGCTTGAGCGATGTTGCCGAAGGGTACTGCGGAGTCATAACGCTGTTCGCCGTGAGATAGCCGGCTGATCCAGGCGTCATAGGCGGCTATTGCTTTGCGAAGTCCAGCGTCACTATTTGCGAACTTGAATCTTTCGTAGAACCTTTGGCCGTGGATTGTGACCTGGGCTTCCCAAGCTCCTTTTCTGTACCTAAGTCCCTTAGCCACTTGTCGATTTCCTCTGGGTCAACGGAAGTAACTCTGCCAAGCACGAAGTAGTGCTTGCCCTGCTGTAAGCGCCCCTTCCATCCCCGGAAGGTTGATTTTGGAAATCCAGTATCTTCACACCACTTATCTAGTGCGATCAAGTTAGCCACTTAGAGCAGCCCCTCTTCTAGTATCTTGTTGTATTCATTGGCGAGCTCTCCGATCCAGTCTTGGAGAACATCAGCTTTAAATAAATTGGGCTCATCCAAAAACCTTTGAGACAAGGCGAGGGTGCCTTCTCCATGCTGGTCGCAGTACCGTAGTATTTCGACGCAGTTGTAATCTGCGTCAGTTTCTTTTTCTTTGCGATACCTGACTCCGTTCACTACTATGAGCTCGTCCATTCCATCGAGTTGACCTGGCGTTTCTGTCATTTGACCTTCCTCTCTCTTCCGATCGCTGAATCCCAGTTGCGGCAAAAGTTGCAGTACCAGCCGATCCTGATGCCCTGGGGCGTGTCGCTTCTGGCATATGAGATAACCTCTACCGCTACCTTGCCGCAGTTAAGACAAGGCTTGGTTTTCATGTATTCACTCATCCGGCTTTGGGAATGTTGCAGGCAATCCGAAGCCCTCAGTCTCGAGGGCGATAGCTGCTTGAATTAAATCGACGGGATCGACTTTGATGAAGTCAGGGGCAGACTCATCCTCTGCCGCATGAACCAGGTGGTGCTCGATTAGGATGTTCGCCCAGCGGATGACATCCGCCCTGGTCTTAATCATTGAAGCGCGCGGCTATGGCACGGTTTAAGTGCCAGCCGGCCTTCTCGATATCTTCCCATCCTCCCTTTTTGTGAGCCCTCAAAATGTACTGCGCGGCCGTGAGGACATGAAATCCCTCAATGCCATCGTAGGACGGGCCCATCTCCTCGAGGATGTGAATCACCTCAGTGCCGGCGATGTGGTAATGCGGCGGGTCATTGACCATATCCGCATCACCATCTAGCTCTTGCCTGGCTTTCTCGATTGCTCGATGCGACCGGGCGTTATCTTTCTCTATCCTCTTGGCAATACTCAAAGCGCCTAAATCTTCCATGACTGCCTCCGTATAGTTGAATTAAAAGCAACGTATTTCGCCCGACTGGGACGTTGCCAAACCAGCCGTTTAGGGCTTGGGAGTCATACCCCCGGACTAAAATGGAATGTCATCTTCTGCGAAAACGGGCTCCTCGGTGGGCGCTTGATAACCAGAGCTGGAGCCCTTGGAATCAAGGAACTGAAAGTTTTTAACCTTTATGTCTGTGAAGTAGCCGCCCTGCTCAGATTTGCGCTTGTCGATCGATCCCTCGACGTAGAGCTTCGATCCTTTTTTGCACCATTGGGCAACGGTGTCGGCCTGCTGGTTCCAGAAAACCAGGTCGTGCCAGGTTGTTTTCTCTTGGCGCTCGCCTTGCTTATCCTTCCAGCGCTCTGTTGTTGCGAGGCTGACGTTGGCTACCCGGGCTCCACTGGGCAGCTCCTTAACCTCCGGATCGCTGCCCAGGTTGCCAATAAGAATCGCGGTATTAACTGTCATTTCATTCTCCTAATTTGAACGCTGTCCTCGCCATGAACCCGGTACTTCTCGAGATCAATGTGAGGGGCTTCGGTTTTAAATGCTTTCTCCCAACAGATTTTGCTGCGGCCTTTGATCGGGATGATCTGCCACTCCCGGCCTTGAACGCTTTGCCTCGCATGGGCGTTGGCTTCATGCCAAGAGCGCATCTCTGCCTTGATAGCATCGTCCTGTTTCTGTAGGTCAGCGATCTGGTCTGCGATCAGGCTCCGGCGATTCTCTAGGGCCAAGAAGTCCTCGAGCTCGCTGGCGTCCATTGGGGGTAGGTAATTCTCGACGTCCTTAGAGAACTGCATCCAGGCGTCGATCAGCTTGGCTCTGCGCTCTGGCTTCGATGTGTACCAAGCCATGTGCATATTGTCGGCAGTGCCGTCAGAACAACACATGATGGCCTTCTCAGCGCCGGAGACGAGGAGCTGGTGCTCCAGTTGCCAGTAATGAGTATCTGGAACCATGCCTTTCTCGAGCGCGGCAATCAGCTTCTTGTTCTCGAGCTTGTGCTCCCAGATAACCTTGCCGTCCCAGGTGATTCCGTCGAAAGATGCCGACAGCTTGACTGCTAGTGTGTCGCGCACTTCCTCCGGCTGATCCTCTGGAAACTCTCCGGGCTCAACCACTCCGCAACGGGGCAGTAGAAAGCTCTCGCCCTTGTTCCAAGGGATATAAAACGAGCTGTTCTCCGGCTCCATCTGCACCAGATACTGCTCAACGATCGGCCGGGCGGCGGCTTCTGCCCTATGGCCTTTGGCGAAACGCGCCAAGGTGAAGTCATCAAACTCCTCTTTCTCCCCGGTCGCTTTTTCATGCAGTAGCTGCTCGCGCTTCTTAGCGGTGCCCATCAGCTTGTTAGCGTCAGAGGCTCCCCAGTGCTCGTCACGCCAGTTTTCCCACTTGGGGGTGTTCTGGTCTAAGTCAACGTAGATCATGCGGCCTCCCCAGTCTCAGGAACTGCGTCCTCGAGGATCTTCATTTGCTCCGGGGTGGCGACCAATCCCTTCGACTTGAGGAGCTGGATCGCGCCGGCAATCGGATCCCCGGCGGCAATCTTCTTTGCCAGGGCATCAATAGTTTTCTTCTCCGGGGCCTTGGGTGGCTCGGGCTCTGGCTTGATCTCGAGCTTTGCTGCCTTGGCTGGCGCTTTGGATTTTGCCTTCGCCTTGGGCTTCGGCGTGTCATCGTCCTCATCGTCGCTGATGAACGCCTGCATGGCGGTCTGCCCGTCATCATCCAGATCGTGCTCGATCCCTAGCATAGCCAGTAAGCCGTAGCGCTTGGCGTAGGTGGTTAAGCCGCCGATGGTTTGGGGCGTGGGTTTATCGCCAAATTGCATGGGTGCGCTGTCGGTAAACATGGTCTGACCAGATTCATGGATCAGCGTAGTCCTGACGCGCATATGGTTAGCGGTGCATTTGACGGTCTGAGTGAACGTCAAGCCGTACTCGACCAGGATCGGATTAACCAGGGCAACGATGGCCTCGAGCTTTGCGTACTTGCCTCGAGCCGCCTGGCTATCCCGGTGTGGGTTTCTGAGTTTGCTGCGGGCTTGTACAAACGCCTTGCAGATAAGATCGTTCTGTTCACTGAACATCGGTCACCTCCCCAATATGGGCGCGACCGTCCAGCACCTGGCTGTACACATAGCCAAACTCATACCCCAGGTGGTAATACTCCGGGATGCCTTTGGGTGTGCGGAAGTCGTAGCGGTGGGGTTTGGCGTTGATCTCATCGAAAAACCCGCCAAACCAGGCGACAGTTGCCTGCTTTGTGTTGGGCGCGAACATACAGTCGATGACGCAACGCGAATGAACCTCGGGGGTAACAACCTCTGCCCCGCGGGTGTTGTGTTTTTCTACCTCTCGAGCTTGATAGGCATCCTGTGATACCCGTTTTAATGATGTGCTAGACATGGTTTCTCCTTGACGCCGGCCTTTGGTGGCGGGCTATGGAGATAAATCTAGTCCATTAGTGGGTATTACGTCAATGAATTTTGGCTTTGAATTGGTCTAGTTTGGTTTATGTCGCTTTAATTGACACACTTTTGCATCGGTTTTTGTAATTATCTTTCGGGTTGTGTATTCTGGGGGCTGTCACTTTTTGTACACTTTTTCGGACTAGGTACAGATCAATTGAATTCAAAAGCGGCATACCGAACGAAAGATATATTTTTTAACGAGAGCTTGGCCGCTGCGGAAGTCAGAGCGGATCTGGTACAGATCGAGGAAAGTGGGGCGGTAAAGGATACCGCCACTTTGGCGTTGATTAGTCGGCTTTGCGACGAGTTACGAGAGCGTCGAGCATCTGCCGGATAGCAACCTGGCCCTCGACGTCCAGGCTATTAAACTTCCGCATGATGTCATCTG